ATTTCAAGGCCATCAACTGCACACTGGTTGGTCGCCTCGTACCGGCGACCGTCCGCGCGGATGATGACGCATTGTGTTTTTTGCTTAAGGCAAGGACGCATCATTCCGCCCCTCCGTTCTGTAACGAGCGGAAGGATTCCAGTGCAGCATCAATGAAATATGTGTCTATACGCTCATGACCTTCAGCCAAACCCTCGTTCATAGCCCATGGATTGATGCCGGCAGCTTCGATTGCATCATCACCGGATTCGATAACTTGCCGAACGGTAACGAGACGAACGAGCTTCTGCGCTCGCTCCAACGCCTTCACCAGCCCATCTACGGTGTTGACGGCGGCTCGGGTGTTCCAAGACGCTTTAGTTTTCTCAATCGTGTCCTTCTTCGTAACGCAGCAATAGTTTCCGCATCCAATTGTGTAGAGGCTCTTGCCGTTTGCGTTCTTATGCTTTCTTATCGGCCTAGGCTCGCCACCACAAAACGGACACGGCAGCAGTTCTGTATGCCCCTTTTCAGCCATGGGTGGCCTCGCGGGATTTGAGGAGGGCGTCGGCGTATTCGTATCGGATGGCCGCGCGAATTTCTAAATCAGAACGGATGCGCGGCTTGTGCGGATCGTTGTGAGGATTCCGCATGCGATCAGAATTGTATTGAAGGTTGACAGCTTCGCTGCTCGGCTCTGGGGCGTGTATAGCGAAGTAGTCGCGCAGGGACATGCCGGGCTGATGGTGAACGTCACCCATGGCCGTTGCGGCTAATGCTGCGAACGCCGGTCCGCCGTCGTTGACCTCGCTCATACCGCACCGCCTGTCTTGGCGAGGGCGGCACCTACTAGTTCAGGCACGTCGCAGCGGGCCTCACTCGCAGCTTGTGGTCTGCAACGCGGACAAGTGACTTCGCTAGCGATAAGTGAGAAAGCGCGCATCGGCATTGTTGATCCGCAAAAATCCGGATCGCTCGAATGATGATGCGTGTACGGGCGCAAGCCGTCGATCTTGTCCGCCGTCCGCCCGCCTGCTGTGGAATGGGTGGGGGTCATGCGGACACCTGTTCTGATTTGCGGTTGAGAGGACGAGCGCGTTCGACGCGCAATTCCGAACAAAGTGATTGCAGGACAGCCAAAGCCGCAAGCAAACTGCCTTCCTCGTTCGCAATGAGTTGTTCTGTCGCCGGATCAATGCGCAGCTTCACAAGCTCGCTGATCGATGAGGCGAGGTTGGTGACGTGCGCTTGCACAGCGAGGTGTTGCTGGAGGGTAGGGGGGATCATTTACGCCGCCTCCGCCGCAAGATCGGCAGCGCGCATCAACTGACCGGCGCAATCATCGCCAGCATCGGCAATGGCCCGTGCATCTTCGTCATCAATCCGCCCGCAGGAGATCGACACTGACGCATCGGCCATCAGTTCTTCGATGTGATCTGCAACGAACTTGGTGAGGCTGCGGATGTATTCCGCGCGGCCTTCTAGTTCTTCCGAACCGGCGCGCAGTCCCATGATGAAAGGCTCAAGATTGGCAACCTTGGCGAGGAAATTGGTCTTGGAGGCTTCGGCGTTGAACATGGCGCTCTCCCGTGGTGTGGGGAGCAATCTACTCACGTTTCGTGAGTTGTCAACTGACGTTCTCACTTTTTGTGAATTATATTTTAACCTGCCACCGCGAAACGTGAGAAACTAGAGGCCTGTTATTGCTTTACACCTCTGGAAGGAGGCGACTAACTTACACCTGTATCGGGCACAGGCTCGCCACTTGCCAAGGTGTTCATGTTATGTTCGACTAGGATTGAAGTCACAAAAAAGGGGCGTCTAAATGGGAAACCCTCTTGCATGGCATCGACGCCATGCCCTTGTTATTGCTGGTCAACTACCAGAAAATACAGATGATGCTAAGCTGGTTTTGCAGGCGGTTCAGGAATTGGTGGATGACTTCCTGAGCAAGGGGCGCGAGCCAGAAGGGCCCCACGCCGCCAATGTGCTGCCCTTCGGAGCGGTCGCCGGCTAAGAGGCGTTTCGGTCAGCCGACGATGAGGTCCCCTGTCCGATCGATTCGGCCATTCTGGCTTCTTCGATTCGGCGTCGGAGGTCAAAAGATAAACCCCGTTGCTCACCGGTCCATAGCCAAACCGGGTCAAAGCCTGGCGTGACCTTTAGGAGTTGCAACGCAGCATCCCGAGGCACACGGCGGAAGCCGCTTTCATAATTATGCAACTGTGTTGGGGTCCAGCCGACGCGCTTGGCAAAGGCCTGTGCGCTTTCTGAAAACCCCTCGGCCCGCCGCAATAGGCGCATTCTATGCGCCTCCTCAGCCTCTGCTTCGTTTGGCTCAAACTTCTTAGGCATGGCCGGTAAACTTATACACAATTTGCAAACCAGCCAGTTTCATTTTGTGCCTCTTGACAACTCACGAAACGTGAGTAAGTTGGTCGGCGCCATGAAACATAAACACCTTCGCACGACTGCCCAAGTCATTGCCGCTCTAGGCGGCAAGCGTGCCGTAGCTGATCTGACCGGCCGGTCTTGGTCGGCTGTATGGAATTGGGAAGACCGCAAAGCATTCCCCCCAAATACATACGCGATCATCAAGGGCGCGCTGCAAGCTAATGGAATGGCCGCGCCGGACTCGTTGTGGGGCATGTTCACGGCTTCGGAGTTCGCATCATGAACGGCGACGGAAACTGTTCATTCTGCGGCAAGCGTCACGACGAAGTATTTCGGCTCATCACTGGACCTACTTGCAAGATTTGCAGCGAATGTGTCGGGCGATGCGCAAACCAGATCGCGGCAGAATTTCAGAAGGTTGCTGATGATTTGCAGTTTCGCGGCCCCGATGACGACGAGGCCTCGTCATGAGCGGGCAGGCAACACCGGATGATGATGACGATCACGGCTGCCTTTTCCTTATAGGCGCGGTCATCGTCGGCATGTGCATCGGCAACATTTACGGCGGGGTCTTCGGCTGGCTGATCATCGGTCTTGTGCTTTGTGCTGCAGCCATTGGCGGGAGGTCTAAATGACCGCGCACCACTCAGCAGGGGCCTTGCCGAATGGTGCGCGCCATCATGCGCCGCCCGTTGAGGCGCGGTGCAATCTCTCATCCTTTGCCGCTGATCCGTCGTTCCCACGCTCGCCATTCACGCAAGCGGTCATCGACGTAACGGCTGTGGTCTTCGCTTTTCTCTTTGTCTCTGTGACTTCGCTCGCAATCGTCGGGGCGCTGTTCATTGCGTTCTTTGTGAGTGTCTAAACCGTCAACTACCCGCGCTGCCGCCAAGCCGATGCGGGTGAAGGTGAATTCGTCATTATCGTTGTGTGCGCCTCTCTCCATGTTTCGTTTGTAGTCATTGGAGAGATCAGAATGTTGATGGATCAGGACAGAAAACTGATGAGTATGGTCATTGATTGGAAAAACGAGATCGGTGCAGTTGCCGGTCCATTTCTCCCGACAGATACCAAACAGTCATGGCTTGCCAGAGCGGCGCGGCGTTGCGCGGTTTCTGCCCGGCACATCACGTCGCTCTATTACGGGCATGTCACCGATCCGAAATTTAGCGTTGCCGCAAGCGTACTGAGCGCCGCAGATCAGGCGCGACTCCAAGAGGCGAGGCGTGATGCCCAGAAGCTTGCCGAAATTTATCAGAACACCGCTGTCGCGCTGGGCAACATCGACCCGGATTTTCATCGGGGCGACATTGATGCGCTGGTCAACGCGGCTGGCGTTCTGCGCTCACTGGATCGCACCCGAATTGAAGGGCCAAAGTGATGGGAAAGCTTCTCACGCTCCAGGTTCCGCCACGGTCAGTTCTGACGCCCGATAATAAATCGGAAATCCTCGCTCTTTGGCGGGCTGGTTTTAACACGGCTGACATTGCGAGTCTTCTGAACTTCCCCGAATACATGATCGCGAAGGCGCTGCCGGAAATTCGCATGATCCGTTCGACGGAGGACATTGCGTGATGTTGTACGCGCCGGTCCTCACGCCAGAGCTTGAAAAGCAGCATCGCAGACACGCGGCTGCTCGGCAGAGGATTGCCGCAAAACCGGCCCATAAACCAGCGTCCATCGTGCAGCAGCCAGTTGCATCCGTTGAAACACCCACACCGGAAAAGGTTGAGTCCTGGGTAGATCGTCAGAAGCGTCTCTGGTTCTGGATTGAGAAAGACTTGGGGCCTGTTGGTCCAGTTACAATCTCGATGATCCAGGAGATTGTCTGCGATCATTACGGCATTACTCACAACGATCTCGTCTGCAAGCGCAGAACGATGAACATCGTGCTTCCGCGTCAGGTCGCGATGTATCTCTGCAAAGCTCTTACGCCGCATTCTTTGCCGAAGATAGGAGCGAGGTTCGGCGGTCGGGATCACACGACTTGCCTCAGTAATGTCAGGAAAATCGAGCGGCTGATGGCTATCGATCCTGAACTTGCCAAGACACTCGAAATTCTGACGGCCAAAATCAAAGGAGAAGACCATGCGTGTGTCACTCCCGGAGCAAATCGCATTCACGAAAGTATCGCTGATGGCAGCAAAGCCCCGCAGCCGTCGCCGTGTCGAAATGGAATTGACGCTGCGGGATTTGATGGTCCGGCAGTTGAAGTTCGAAAATAGCAAACCGCGGAAGATTAATCACAGGAGAGTAAAATGAGTAACATCGCTACACGACAAGAGACGATTCAGCCTGTTGCCAATGACGCAGGCGCGATCATTCAGGTTATCGAACGCGCAGCGGTCAATCCTCAGGTTGACATCGACAAGATGGAACGGCTGATCCAGATGCAAGAGCGCATCATGGATCGTAACGCAAAGTCGGCATATGCAGCGGCGCTGTCTGCCATGCAGCCCGAACTACCGGTTATTTCAGAGCGCGGCGCTATCGACCTAGGACGCGGCCCCAAGCAGCGGTACGCGCTATGGGAAGACATCAACGACGCAATCAAGCCTGTGCTGGCAAAGCATGGTTTTGCGCTGTCGTTTCGCACCGGGCAGCTTGAAGGCAAGATCAGCGTCACTGGCATCTTGAGTCATCGGGAGGGCCACAGCGAAGAAACCACGATGTATCTGCCAGCGGATACGTCGGGCAGCAAGAACGCCGTGCAGGCTGTCGGCTCATCCACCAGTTACGGCAAGCGATATACGACATCGGCGCTGCTCAATCTGACAAGCCGCGGCGAGGATGACGACGGAAAGGCGGGTGGTGCCAAGACCATTACTGCAGATCAGGCGGCAGACGTTCACGCGCTGATTGACGAGGTGAAGGCCGACAAGCCTAAGTTTCTCGATTGGCTCGGTGTGGAGTCAGTCGAGCAGATTCCTGCAACAAAGCTCTCGCAAGCCGTCAAAGCTCTCAACGACAAGCGGAGGGCTAAGTGACGGTTCAAATCATCGATTGCGAGCAGAACTCACCAGAATGGTACGAGGCGCGTCGGGGTATCCCCACGGCGTCAGAGTTTGCCGCGATCATGTCGAACGGCCGCGGCAAGGCGGAAAGCCTCACGCGCCGGACTTACCTGAATAAACTGGCCGGCGAAATTCTGACCGGTGAACTCACCGAGCAGCCGACCACGTTCCACATGGAGCGCGGCAAGATCATGGAAGATGAGGCGCGCAAGCTCTACGTCTTCATGACGGACAATAACCCCGAGCGTGTCGGATTCGTCCGTAACGTAGACAAAGGCGCAAGCCCGGATTCTCTCATCGGAACGGATGGCGGCTTGGAAATCAAAACCAAGATGCCTCATCTGCAAATCGACGTGCTGCGCCGGAACGAACTCCCCGACGACCACAAGGCCCAGGTATTCGGCTCTATGTGGGTGTGTGAGCGCGAGTGGTGGGATTTTGTCTCCTACTGGCCGAGCCTGCCGCTGTTCGTGAAGCGGGTCTACCGCGACGAAAAATACATCGCGGAAATGGCCGCAGCCGTCAGTGCCTTCAATGAAGAACTGGCCTCCGTTGTCGAGGCAATCCGCAATTATGGTCAGATCACGGAGAAGGCAGCATGAGCGGCAGCGTGAACAAGGTCATTCTGGTGGGCAACCTCGGGGCTGACCCCGACATCCGGCGCACCCAGGACGGGCGGCCGATCGCCAATCTCAGCATCGCGACGTCCGATACCTGGCGCGACAAGAACACCGGCGAGCGCAAGGAAAAGACCGAGTGGCATCGTGTCGTCATTTTCAATGAAGGGCTTTGCAAGGTCGCGGAGCAGTACCTGAAGAAGGGCGCCAAGGTCTACATCGAAGGCGCGCTGCAGACCCGGAAGTGGCAGGACAAGGACGGCAAGGACAAGTACAGCACGGAAGTGGTCCTGAACGGCTACAACAGCACCCTAACGATGCTGGATAAGCCGGATGGGGGCGACAATCGCTCGACCGGACAGAATAACTACGCGAACGCTACTGGCCGCTCGCAGCCGGAAGGCGGTGCCGGGTTCAACGACGATATTCCATTTGCTCCGGAGTGGCGCTGATGTCTCGCGCCATGCTGACAATCAATGGACGTTCTGACCGGGAGAGAGCCGCGCGCTGGGCGATGCAGGCCCCTGCCGGAACGCGCATTGAGTACAAGCAGGCCAAACGTTCAACCGACCAGAACGCAAAAATGTGGGCCTGTCTGACCGACATTGCCTCTCAGGTGCCGTGGCATGGAATCAAGCTTTCGCCAGATGACTGGAAATTCCTTTTTCTCGACGCGCTGAAGCGCGAGCTGCGCATGGTTCCGAATATCGACGGGACGGGATTTGTAAATCTTGGGCGCTCGTCGTCTGACCTCTCCAAATCCGAGATGAGCGACCTAATCGAACTCATCCATCAGTTCGGAGCGAACCACAGCGTCACGTTCCACGATGAAGAATCGAGGGCTGCATGAGCTTCGTCGGCTTCAAGCGCCCTCGCGTCAAGAATGCATCGCACCTTGATTTTATCCGGTCGCTTCCCTGTGTGTGCTGCGGCAATCCTCACCAGACCGAGGCGGCACATATTCGTCAGGGCCAGTTGTTTTATGGCAAGCGTCCGACCGGCGGTGCTGAAAAGCCTTCAGACATTTGGACGCTGCCACTTTGTGGCGAGCATCACCGAGAACAACATGAAGGCAATGAGGCTGCTTTCTGGAAGGCTCGCGGCATCGAGCCATTCATCCTAGCCTTGAGCCTGTATGCCTGCTCAGGGGACATCCTGACGGCTGAGGGCGTCATCAACCAGCAAGCGGGGAGGGACCGCTGATGGCCTTCCATTTCAACCATAAGGCCCTAGGACGGCTCGCGCCCGGCGTCATGAACAGGACAGAGACCGCCTACGCGCAGCACCTCGATCTGCTCATGAAGACCGGTGACGTGCTTTGGTATCGGTTTGAAGGCCTGAAATTCCGTCTCGCGGACAAGACCTTCTTGACGCCTGACTTCGCGGTCATGACGCGATCCGGCCTCATCGAGCTTCACGACGTTAAAGGCTTCATGATGGAAGACGCCAACGTGAAGATGAAAGTTGCAGCCGATCAGTACCCGTTCGAGTTCTTCATCATTCGCAAGACCAAATCCTTCTGGATGAAGACACCAGTATCCCACCGCGTTCCCGAAAATCAGAAACCAGAGAGCGCCAATGTCGGAGCCAACGATCGGTCATAACAGCGTCACGAAAGTCGCCGCCGAACAGATCAAAGCGATTGTCGAGCGTATTGAGAGACAGGAGGAAGAGAAGAAGACCATTTCCGATGACATCCGGGACATTTACGCGGAGGCGAAGGGAAACGGCTATGATGTAAAAGCCCTCCGAACCATCGTGCGCCTGCGCAAACAGGATGCCAACGAGCGTCAAGAGCAAGAGACGATCCTTGATCTCTACAAGCAAGCGCTGGGGATGCTGTAAGTGATTTCAGCGGGGACGCTTCGTAAGCTTGCAGAACTTAAACTCTCGCCAGATCAAATGGCGGGGGTCTTAAGCCTGCTTGCAGATCAGGCGCAGGCCGAAGAAGATCGGAAAGCCGCGCAACGCGAGCGCACACGCAAATCCCGCGCCTCGCGTAACGCCAATGTAACGTTACAGCAACGTGACAGTAACGACACTGTAACGCAGCATGAGTGTGACAAAACGGAAACGGTTTCCCTTTCCCCCATCCCCCTTCTTCCCCCCACACCCCCTAATAACCCCCTT